AATTTTAAATCGATATTTCCCTTTAGTTGGAATACCTACGCTTGGGTCGTTGGATATAACTTTTTCCCCAAATTCATTAGTAATGAAATAATCCAAATTCATTGGCATTTCAGTTAACCACACCCCATTACCGTCAATTATATTACCTGATTGTTCAAATTGATATTGTTCTAAAATAGGATTACCATCTGAATCTTGTTGTATTGTTTGTCTAATTCCTAAAATTTGCCCCGGGCCTGTAGTTAAATCACATAAGTTACCTAAATTATCTTTTGGTTTACAATTTTTCCTAACCCTAAAAGTATCAGGTGATGAAAACATAGAACCCATAAAAACTGATGTCGGTTGTATATCAACATTTGCATCATTCCTAAGGTCAAAATCAACTCGATTAACTGCTATTTGACAAATATCAGGGTCACCCCATAATGGAGCAACTGATAAAGTTTTAGTTAATGTTATTATTTGAGGTAATGATGATAAATCAGTTGAAGTTTTAAATCGATTACCAGAAACTTGTGATTCGGTTGCTAATCCAGTTCTAATTAAATCTTGAGGTGTTAATGAGAACTCCCCAATATCAGATAAATCAACATCCATTACTAAAGTTTGGGAACCTAATGGTACTCCCATTATCATATAATCACCACTATCATTAGTTTTTGTGGTATACTTATAATATTTGTCGTAAATTTCAACAACAGTACTATCAATTAATACATCACTTCTTGTTGGTAAAGTACCTGTCGCTGCGTGAACAGAATATGATTTTTCGTAAGGTAATAAATTATATCGATACCCATCAGAATTTTTATCTGTTGGAGATTTATAAGGATATATACTTGAAATGATTGGATTAGACTCATCAATTGGCTCAACGGGAAGAAACACAGACACACGAGCATTTGGAATACCAAATCCATTATTTGCTGTGACTCTTCCAACAACAACACCGTATTCCGAACAACTCCTACTATAAACGTCAGTTTGTTGTATTTTTAACGATAAGATTTCTAAAAACTCAAAATCTTGGTCTAACTGAACATTGATTGTTTTGTTTACTACTAATTCGGTTCTAATTCTATATGACTGACCCATTCAATTCTTTTAATTTATAAATAGTTTATGAGTGATTTTTCAAAGAAATACACACCATATTTAATTATAAACTAGTTGTCACAGAAATAAACCTGTTAAGAGAATGTAACTGATTGGAAATTTTTAACGGACACTTTAATATCTTTATTAGGGTATCTAACTTGGTACACTTGTGATGGTTGAGCAAAAATAGTATCATCAACAGTTGAAATTTCTTTTGTCTCAGCGTCAACATATTCCATGGATGTTTCCGCGGAAGAATATTGACCCCCAACATTATTAAATACATTTACCCCAACTACTGTTAATACACCATTTTGATTTTGGATAATACTTTTCAATTCAGATAAATAAACATTTTGACCTAATTCCCGTGTTTGAGGATTGAAATATGTTGAAATTCTATCAACGACATCCGCAATAACTTGACCGGAATTTTGAGCAGAATCTAAAACAATTTGAACATTAATACTTAAATCAATAACCTGAGCAGTTAAAATTGAAATATAATCGTTTATCATTCTATAATTCGACAAATAATTAGCAACATTTTGTCTTAATGTATCTGAAACAATACTTGTTAGTTTTCCTGAAGTATCGTAGGATAATAACTGAATCAATATCTTATTGTTATTTTCAGTAATTGAAACTTTTGCAGGCGCCCCAAATTCTGCCGGCATATTTCGAATAATTGACTCGTAATCCTGTACTGTAACCGCTCTTTTTTGAGCCGAAAAGTTAAACGATACATAATTCCTAATTTCTTCTAATGATGGTACACCAGCACCTCCAATGGCTGCAGTAACATTGGTACATCTTAATGAATTCACAACAGATGAGTTAGTTAATTCAGATAACAAAGAAATTTACTGTACCAATTTGATTAATAACATTTGTTCCCAAGTTTGTCGCCAAACCACCACCCACTCTATATTGAATGAACAAGGTCGAGTTTGGAGTTAAAGCAGAACCCAATGAAAAGTTATTTGAATATCTTTGTAAATCAATTGTTGCACCAACCGTGGTAAATTGGTCTAAAGAATCTTGTGCTGTATTTGTACCACCACCAAATGTCATCTTTTTAAAACCTTCCGGAGTGTATTCCGTTATAAATCTATTAGATGTCTGAATATATTTTCCAACCTTAATACCCGGTTGGTCTGACACTTTTGTTGGGTCTTCAATGAATACTCGGTCTTCCGCAAGTGCATCGACTTCATACCATTTATTTGATACCCCCAAAAATTCAGCAGTTGATGGGACATTTGTATATTCAGTACCACTTTTTAATAATACATTAGTAATCCCTAATACATTTTTCTCAGGTAAGAATAATTCGAAGAATGGTTTAACATCATTTGGTGTGATGACTCTTTTAAACACTTTTGTTATACCATTAACAACTAATTCTCTTTTTGTAATCGTATAATTAATTAAGACATTATTTGCATTAAAATTTGGTATTTTTAAACGATTTGGGAATCCTTGAGCATTATATGGTGAAGTAAAATCTACATCATAGATGTTTTCAAAGACTATTCCGGCTCCGACAACTTGAGACCCTCTTGTTAATGTTCCTAAGTATCTTTCATCTTCTTTGTCCCCAAACGCAGGAACGGTTATTGAAAAATCAACTAAAGACACTGATGGTCTTTGTCCCGGTAATTTTAACCCATAGGTTCTAGCAATATTATAAATTGAAGACCTTTGTTGAGCATACTGTAAAACAGTTTCCTGAATACTTCTATCAATATGATAATGTAAATTGTCCGCTACCGCAGCATTCAAATCTAAGAATACCGAGAATACAGAAGCATCATTAAAGTCCTGTATTAATTCAGGGTAATAAGTCCTTACATAGTTTAATAATTCAGTTCTTATTCCTTGATAATCTCTGGTAGTATAAGATATATTACGATTTGCCATATGATATTAAATATTAATTATAACAAAATCACTCGGACCAAAAGTTGTATTATTGGTCGAGTAATCTATTTTTATTTTTGCGGTATATTCTGAAGTCCCTTTACCCGGAAACCGATAAACAGATGACTCACTACTTCCCACCGTTGCGGTGCCCATAGCCAAATCAACTTCTTCTTGAGGGTCAGCCGGTGATATAGTAATTTGATTTAATAATAAATTCGGCATAAATGTACCAACAGCTTCCCTAATATCAGATTCAATTGCGTCAAAAGTTAACCCATCAAATGGTTCAAATAAAAACTCATAAAGTCTTGTCCCAAATGTTGGTAAATAATATCTTGAACCTTTTCGAGTCAAAAGTAAGTGAATTAAATCCGCCTTAATTTCTTGTGATTCTAATTCTGTAAGTTGTAGATAGTCACCTCTTACCGAATCCCTAAAAGGAAAATTAATACCATATGTTGTTCCGTTTGCCATATCTATAATTATAGTGTTATGATTATTTCTTATAAATACCTAAAAATAAAAAATCCCGACATTGCCGGGATTAATATAATTATCGGTAATTTTATTATGAACCACATCCAAAACATTCAAATTCTGAATCTGTTGGTTTTACTGTAGGTTCAACAAGATTCACTTTTGGTTTCTCTTGTTTAACTGTTGATTGATTAACTTTCGAAATATCCACCGCTAAGTGTTTTGCTCCGGTTGATATTGCTTTAGTCCTAACATAATAACAAAGAGTTTTTAATCCTTTACCCCATGAATGGAAGTGTGATGATGAAATTTTTGATAATGTTGGTTCTGACATATAGATATTCATTGATTGTGATTGGTCAATAAATGGTGCTCTGTCAGCCGCCATATCAATAAGTTCTCTTTGAGATATTTCCCAAATTGTTTTGTATTTTGGAATTAAATGTTCAATTCTTTTAACTTTCTTGTTGTAATTTTTGTCTTCTTGGTCAAGATAATTATTAAAGTTAATGTTTTGAACCGAACCTTCATTCATAATGATTTCATTTTTCAAATCTTCAGACCAAATACCAATTTTTTCAAAATCATTAATTAAGTATTTGTTAACAATTAAGATTTCCCCTCCAACCACACGACGATTAAATAAAGCCGAGTGAGCCGGTTCTGTCATTTCAAATGAACCTGTAATCTTAGCTGAAGACGCTACCGGCATCTGAGCGGTGAATAACGAGTTACAAACCCCGTGGTTGGACACTTCTAATTTAAGTGAGTCCCAATCCCACATTCTACCCAATCCTTCATAATCTAATCCCCACATATCAAATTGAAAAATTCCTTTTGACATTGGTGAACCATTAAAAAATTCGTATGGTTTGTATTCACCTGATTTACATAATTCCATACTCTCGGTGATTGCCGCGAAGTAGATAGTTTCAAAGATTTGTTTATTAAGTTTTTTTGCCTCTTCAGTTGTGAAGATATAATCCATT